TGTGGGATTCCACTGCGCCTGCGTCAGGTTATAGGCCGGAGGAGTGGGGTAAGGACCGTGCAACTGGGGGTACTACTCAGGAGGCTTATGATAGTATGTTTGGCAATCCGGCACGTCGTTATGGGAGATAGAGATGAGTCAGGTAGATGACTGGTCAGACGGTTACACTTCTGACTATCTGAGAAATCTTAACACCTATGGTCCGGCGAGTGCCAATGTGCCCCGCCCCTCTTCAGTAGTGTCCCATCAGGTACGTTATCGTGCTCCTGATACCAGCGACATTCCTCTCGCTCCGGGACAGAATCCGGAGGGTTCCGTGTACAGTAACGCTCCCGGCGCACGCATGGGTCAGCTCAAGCCCCGTTCAGGGTATAACCCCCCTGCTGGTGGGGGATACACTGCCAGGACATTTCCCTCCAGCGGGGCAGGCGCCAAGCGTTATGCCCGCCCCAAGAAGCCTGTCAAGAGGCAGGCTCAGCCTGTCAAGAGGCAGGCTCAGCCTGTCAAGAAGCAGGCTCAGAATTACGGTTCATATAGAGACCTGTCTGACCCTCTGTCTCAGCACATTCTTGCTAATGGCTCGCCTGAGCCGAAGCCGCCTGTTGAGTCTGTTGTAAGCAGGGCACAGGACATTACAGACCAGTCTGATATGTATCGTGCTATTGCCGGGCTCAGTTCACCTCCTAGTGCAAATGATAGTCAGTCTGAAGTGAGAACCGCTGGAGGTATCAATCCTGCGGCCCCCGGTTCAGCAAGTGTACCGGAGACCAATTTTAACCGCGGTCTTATGGGCGGAGTCGGCAGGCAGGTTGAGTCAATGAGAGCTCCTGATTCAGAACAGCCTGCTCAGTCAGTATTAGCAGGACCTGATGAGTCAGTGAAATTCGCGAACCTGCCGCCTGAAGTGCTTAGAGACATAGCAGAACGTAAAGGTAGGAGCTTTGCCGGGAATCTGTTTAATGATATTCCTTGGTGGGCGTTTGCGCTTGGCGGGCCGTCCAATGCAGGCATGAATAAGGCTTTTGATTTTGCGCGGTCAAAATTTGCTGACGCTGTTAACTCTACGATGCGATATGGATCTGCACGCGGTGCTCCGACAGAGTCATTTGCTCAGCCTGCTGCATCGGCCAGTGCCAGCTGGCGTACAGGCAGGACTGCCGAGTATCCGGCGGGAACCGGTAAGTTTGACCAGTTTGGCAGTTGGGGCGAGAGCGGGCGTAGTGCTGTGGGTACAGGTTCAGCTCCTGCGTCTGATGGAGCAGCTAAACTTGGCGAGCAGACAGTTTCTTATAAAGATTCTGTTGCTCGGTTGGCTGATGCTGGTACTGAGACCGCAGGGCGTGAAGCCGCTGGTGCAGATGCAGCAGCAGGTGCAGCGGCACGTCAGGGTGCAGATGCAGCAGCAGGTGCAGCGGCACGTCAGGGTGCAGATGCAGCAGCAGGTGCAGCGGCACGTCAGGGTGCAGATGCAGCAGCAGGTGCAGCGGCACGTCAGGGTGCAGGTGAGGCAGCTGGTGAAGCCACAGGCAGTGTGTCTGAGGGCGTAAACTCAGCGTCTCAGCAACTAATTGAACATATTAGATCTGGTACATTGGATGATCTGGAACGTGCTTGGATAGAGGCGATAGCTGATTCTGTTAGAGTCCCGGGTATGATAGACGAGTCAACTCAGGCTATTTTGAATGAGGCACGTTTCGCAGGGCTTATTCCATGATTAAAGATTTAATCCGTCCCCTTCAGCATCACACCTGCGGCATACCTCCGCAGATCCGCACCGGCATGCGCCACATGAGCGGCAACCAAAAGCTCATCGACATGTCCGCCGAGCTGTACGAGTTCCAGCTCAGGCGGATTGAGCAGGCGCTGTCGGGCAACGCCCCGGTGGGGCATGAGCAGGAGTGCGCTGACCTCGCGGCGCATCTTATTATCGACGCGGCATATGTGAACATGTGCCTGCGTGAGGCAGGGTACGCCGCCGGAGCGTTCCCGTATGACGACCTTGCCGATAAGTTATTCCCGAAGAAGACAGATGGCGACACAGACAGTAACGGTACAGGGGTTTAACTATATCCCCTCACCGACGGGCATGAAGTTCCACGAGTCTGACGCGTTCGTCAAGCTCGTTGTAGGACCATACGGGTCGGGCAAGACCTGCATGATCATGAACGATGCCCTGTACTACTGCCTTAATCAGGCTCCGGCGCAGGACGGAGTCCGCTACACCCGCATCGGCGTGGTGCGCGGAACCTATCCGGAACTGGTCTCCACGACACGAGGGAGCATCATCGAGGTGTTCCCCCGCAACTTCGGCGATATCCGTGCCGGAGGGCTCCCTATCCTCGGGACTTACGAGTTCCCCGTTGGCGACGGACCTTACGACTACATGCTTCAGGGTCAGCCGTGGCAGCCGGGCTTCGGCACAATGTGCCACGTGGAGTTTGTCCTTCAGGCGCTCCAGTCTCCCGCTGACGCTGAGAAAGTCAAGTCCGCCAACTGGTCGTTCGCCATCATCAACGAGGCTACGTCAGTGGACTACGAGGTGGTGGTCGCCGTCATGGGACGTGTCGGGCGTTACCCGACTGAGGATCTTGGCGGATGCTCATACGCCGGACTGCTCATCGATACCAACCAGCCCCCGCAGGGGCATTACCTGCTCAACATGATGGAGCACCCGGAGAAGAACTGGGCGATATTCCACCAGCCTCCGGCGGCGTTCAAGCACGTGGACGCCGGGAACAACGTAACATACACCGTTAACGAGAACGCGGAGAACCTGCGCAACCTCGGCGCCGCCGCCAAGCCCGATGACTACGACACGTGGACTCCTGAGCAGCAGGAGAAATTCCTGCATGACAAGGGCGTAGCCTACTATCAGAATCAGATAAACGGCTTCCTGAAAGAGGGGCGCACCGATAAGATTGACTCCCTGTTCTGCATGATGGACGTCCCGCTCAAGGACGGCAAGCCGGTGTGGACTCTGTTCAACCGGGATATCCATGTAGCGAGGGAAGACCTCAGGCCGACACCCTACAAGGAGGTTGTTGTCGGCTACGATACGTCGGGCATACACCCGGCGTGCGTGTTCATGCAGGAGCAGAACGGCAAGTGGTGCATACTTGACGAGCTGTACGGCGAGGACTTGGGCATGCAGGCGTTCATCGAGAACGCGTTCATACCGCTTGTCAAGCAGAAGTACAGCACGAACAAGATTATTATCTCGTGCGACCCGGCGAACGCCAAGGACTCCTACACCGGGCTGTCCCCCAGCACCCACCTTGAGGAGCTGGGCTTCACGGTTGTCATGCCCAAGACCAACGACCCGAAGACAAGACTCCGTGCTGTGGACTCCATGCTCAACAAGATTGAGGGCGGACTCCTTATCTCGCCGCACTGCCACCTGATTATCGCCGCCATGCAGGGCGGCTACCGCTACAAGAAGCTGCGCGTTACCGGCACGATTGAGGAGGCGTACGACCCTCACCCGGAGAAGAATACCTACTCCCATGTGGCGGACGCCACGCAGTATGCCGCTCTGTACATCTTCCGTGAGACGGGGCTGACGCCGGACGACAGTAAGCTGGTGCGTTCCATTCAGCGCAGGCGCAGCGGTATGCGCACATTGATGTGAGGACATTATGCCACAGGATCACTCGAACGAAATTTACGACTACGCCAGCGAGATTGAGGTTCCCAATGACGCGAGGGACAAGCTCGCTACCGTAGTGGCAAGGCGCTTCAACGACGCCGTGCGCTGGCAGAGTCAGGAGCGTGTGGGCGGAGTGCCCCTGCGCATGGTCCTGCGCCAGTGCTACGACCAGTATCACGGCATACTGTCCCCGACTGAGCAGAAGATTATAGACGACATCGGCGTTGACGCCCATGTCAACCTGTCGGCGATGAAGGCAGGCGTGGTGCAGAGTTATCTTGCCGAGTCCCTGATACAGGCAGGGCAGCTGCCATGGACTATCCAGCCGACTCCTGTGCCCGACCTGTCGGACTCCGGCGAGCTGATGGTCGCCCAGTCTGTCCAGCAGTCCGTGGAGCAGGGCTTCCGCGGAGACCTCCGCTCGCTGGTGTACAGCCTCAAGTCGGAGGCGGCACGCAAGGAGCTGGAGCACGCTCAGGACATCGCCGACAACATGATGAAGCTCATCACCGACCAGTGCGCCGAGGGCGGGTGGAACAGAGCCATGTTCGGCTTCATCAATAATTTCTGCGTGTACCCCTATGCTGTGCTGGCTGGTCCCATACCGACCCGCCGTGTGCGTATGCAGTGGTCGGGTGAGACCCTGAGACCCAAGTACGAGACGTTCTACGAGTTCAAGTCCATTTCACCGTGGGACTTCTGGTGGAGTCCGGACAGTCCCGACACCCAGCGTGGCACGGGTATATTTATCCGCCAGCGCTGGACTCGCCAGCAGCTGCTTGACGCTGCCAAGATGACCTCGTACATCGGCGAGAACATTATCAAGGTTCTCGATGACGCCAACCGCAACGACTTCCGCTACCACTGGATTTCCAACAATCCGGAGCAGACGGACAGTCAGGTTCTCTCGTGG